TGGGGCCGGTTGCGCCTGTGTCGCCCTTGGGCCCCTGCTCGCCGGTATCTCCCTTGGGGCCGACTTCACCCTGCGGACCGGTCGCGGCAACGCCCGTGTCGGCAAAAGCGCCCGCCGTGGCGTCCCACTTGAACCAGTTGCCCGTGGTCTCGTCGACGTATGGCATCTTGGAAACCGCCGTCTCCGCATCCGCCGCCGCCCGCAAAACCTCATCTACCCAGCTTTGATAGGCCGGAGGCGGTGTCTCTCCGCTGTCTTCCAGCGTTTCGCGCACGCGTGTTTTATATATCTGGCTCTTCACAATGGTATCGCCCACGGTATAGCGCAGCTCTGCCGCGCCCTCGCCGGCCACCGCTGTATCAACGCTCGATACCAGCCACACGAGCGCGCCGTTATCTTCCGTCACCGTCACGGGATACGGCTGCGCATCACCGTTTCGCTGCACGATCAGGCTCGCCACGCCCTCGCCATAGCCCTCGCGCCACTTTCCCAGCACGTCAAAGACGACCTTGCGTGCCTGATTCTCGCCCCTGCGCCCGAGCTTGATCTCTTCGAGCGCGTAAGCATTTTCAATAACCATGTTGTCACCTCTCTTATGGAAAACGGCGCAGCAAGAGCGACTTTTTCGTCCCTTGCTGCGCCGTGTCGCAACTCATTTTTCGTGTCTCGCGGTCGTATTCACTTACGCGTTGTGGGCTTTCGCGCTCTCAACGTAGTCGCTGCTCATCGTCTGGATGAGATTCGCGGTCGAGGCGTCCTGTCTCATCTGGTTCTGGATGGCCCACAGGAACTTTCTCTTGACCTGCACGGTCACGCCGCGCTGGATCAGGCAGCTTTCGCCGTTCACGCACACCAGCAGGTCATCCTTATACTTGCCGCTGTCCTTGAACAGGCGGACGCTGACGTACTCCTCGCCCGCGCGGGCGGCGTTCACAGCCGCAACGGCGTTCTTTGCTTCGCTCATCGGTCTTTCCTCCGTTTCAGTGTCGGGGGCGGCGTTCACAGCCGCCCCCTTGGTGGTTAGGTCAGCGGGGTCTCGTCGAACGTGGAAGTAGTCTCCACGCGGATCATATACGCCTCGACCAGACGTTCGGCGACCTTGGTTGCCTTCCAGCCGACAGTTGCACGCTGGTTCAGCGGGTCAGCCGTACCGGCAGAGCCGAGCGGCTTGACGATGTGCTCAAGGCCACCACCGGTCAGCTCGGTCGTGCCGTAAGCCTCTGCGCCCATGATGAGGGTGGAGTAGACGTTGCGGCCCTTCGCGCCAGCCTCGCCCGGATAGATGGCGGTCGACGCCGTCGGGGTAGTGCCGGGTGCTTCTTTCAGCGTGATCGTCGCGCTGCCAGCAGCCGCAGCCGTGGCGCTCTCGATCTCAAGAAGCGCGCCGCCGATGACGACCTCACGGCCCGCCAGCTTTGCGGCGTCGGCAGTGGTGATGGTCTCGTTGACGGTCAGCACTTTGCCGGATGCGCTCTTAACGGTCAGGTCACGTGCACCCTCGGTCAGGTCATCCGCGTGGAACACCTTCGCTTCGGTCGTCTCGATGAAGCGGACGCCCGCGATCTTGCCGATCTCGTCGTCATAGATGTTGCTGGTGTCCTTGTACTCGTGCGGGCGCTTCCAGTCGGGGTCATCCTGAATGTCGTAGGAGCAGTCAGGGTGAATGATGGCCCAATAGGAGCCCTCATAGCGCGGGGCGTTCATGGTTTTCAGGAAACGAACCGCCTTGCGGACGGCGCGCACCGTGAAATAGTGGTTGCCCGTGGTCTCGCCGCCAACGAGCAGATGACGGCCCGTCACCTGACCTTCGCCGTACTGGACGTTGGAGCCGCCGTTGATGACCTCGCGGGTGATGGTGTCGAGCGTGCGGCCCGCCTGAGAGCCGAGCAGCACCGTCGCTTCCTGCAGGTTGTTGTCGATGGCGGTCAGGTCGAGGATATCGGAAATCTCGACAAAGTCGCCGTACTGGTCGACCTGCGCGGTCAGCGTGGTCATGGACAGCTTGCGGCCCTTGGGCGTCACGCCTTCGGTGATGGGCGTTAAGGCCTTGGGCAGCGGGTCATACTTGCGGAACTCGATCTCCTTGCCCTTGCCCTTGGGGATGTTGCGCTTCTGTGCGAAGCGGTCATGCACCAGCTCGGGCTCGGCGTTGTCGATCAGAGTGTCGCAGTAGTAGGTCTTCATTTCGCCCGAGAGACCGGCGTCGGTCGTCACGTTCGTCTGACCCTCGAACAGGTTCAGAATAACGGGCAGAATGAAAATGTCTTTGAACTTCTTCATAGAGTTTTGTCTCCCTTCTTACAGTCGGTAAATTAGGCGGGCATCAGAATACGATGCGCTCGCCGCGCCGCACGCGTCTTGCGATCTCTGCGCGGTCGGCCTTCGTGAATTTGCTCGGGTCACTCTTGACAATGACCCCCGGCTGGGAAGTGGTTCCGTTCTCGTTCGGGCGCATTCCTTTCGCGCGGACGTTGTCCATCACGCGCTTTTCCATCTCCGCCGCAGCTTTCGCCGCGCTGCGAGCCTGAATGTCGCCTAAATGGGATACCTCGTAAGCGTCTTTTACAGGAACGCCAGCGCGCAGCATCGCAATGAAGCGCGGATTCTCCGCAACTTCGCGCTTGAGGTCGAAGTCAGGGTACTCTCCCGGCGCGTCCGCCGTTCCGACCAGCTCACTCGCCTGACGAATCCAGTCGTTATATGTCTCGTCGGCTTTCTGCTGGCGCTGTCTGTCTTCTTCCTGGCGTTTGAGCGCCTCATTTTCCTGCTGCATGCGTACATACTCACGGTACTGTTCAACGCTCATGCCCATACTCTCCGCTTCCGCGTTGTAGAGCACGCTGTTGAGCGCCGCATCGCCCTCAAAAGCCGCACGCAGCTTACTCATATCGCCGTCCGTCACGCCATAATGGCGCATCAGTGTGTCGATAATGGGCTGCGAATCGGCGATCTTCTGGTCTTTGGCCTTCTCTTCGCCAAATCTGCGGTTGATGATGCGCTGCGTCTCCGCAGTGTACACGTCCTTGTATTTGCCGTTTACGAGATCAAGGAACTCCTTTTTGAGGTCTTCCCCGCCTTTTTCCGCAGCCCCGGCGTCGTGCTGCTGCATCTTCACGCCCTCGCCTTTCGGCTCGCCAGAAGAGGCTCCCGTATCATCAGGTGTCTCCTGCTTGCCGAACACGACGTTGGCGTATTCGCCCGTTTTGCCCTTCCGGGTGGGAGAAGAGCTTGCATTCGTGGTCTCGCCCTGTGTGCTCGCGCCTCCCTCAGCGCCGCCCGATGCACCGGCAGCGGCTCCCGCAGCGGCAGTGCCGCCGTCAAAGAGGCTCAGGATCACGCGAAGCGTGGTTTTGAGGTTCATGGTATCCCTCCTGCTTGTCAAATCGCGGATATTCGGCCCTCCGTGTAGGCCGTGCAGCGCTTCCCATCATCCGCAGGGGAGGGGAGAGCGGCGAAAAGATGAAGAAAAACGCCGACCCTCCCTCGCGGGCGTATGAATAGGAGGAAGCCACTCGCACGCCTAAAGCGTAACATGCGGCTTCCTCCGTCTCACCACGGGTGAGAAAAAATTTTTAATTTTCTTCGATGCACTCGCAGATAGCGTCCGGCCTCGTGGTCTCAAGCTGCTTGAGCCCGATGCAGGCCGCAAGAAATGCCGCCTCGATGCGCTCATCGCCTCCGCAGTGGATGAGGAAGCGCGGCGCCCCCTCGTCTATCTCGAAGCCATAGACCTCGCACTCTCCCTCAGCTTCCATGTTCTTCACATAGCCTCCGAAGGCATACATCACGCCAGTAATGTAGTTGCAGCATTTCTCGTCCGCCGAATGGCCTTCGCACAGGATCATGTAGCGACCGATTTCGTGCTCGATGTGAACCATCGTCATGCACTTACACCCCCGGCATCGCCGCGCTGCTGCCCGTGTCCATGTTCGGCTTAGACTGTTCGGCAAGCTTCTGCATGTACGGTGTCTGCGCGCTCTGTGCGTCGGCGTTCTTGCTCTCAATTCCGCCGCTGCTGCCGCTCTTGCGTGTCGAGCCTCCGCTCTGCGTGCCGCCCGCCATTCCGATACCCACGTCCTGCCCCGTAAGTTGCTGGATAACCGCGAGCGCCTTTTGCAGCTGATCGCTCTGTTGCTGCACGACGTTGTAGAGCGTCGCGCCCTCGTTGACCTGGCTCTTGATCTTGTCGATTCCTTCGAAGTCCATCATGTCGAGCGCAATCATACTTTCCTGCGCCCTGTCCGGGGAGAAGAATCCCAGCGAATAAAGCTCTTTCGCCCGCTCGTTCTGTTCCGCGCGGGAGAAGGGATTCTTCTTCTGCGCCTTGATCTTGATGTCAAAGACCGGCCTACGGAACAGGTCATTGCCGAGGCTATCCACGCCCGTCACCTGATCGCCGAGCTCGTTCACGCCGATCTGCGCATACTCGTAAGGCATTTCATTCGTGATGCGGAACGTTCGCGCTGCATCGTAGAACTGTCGCATGCGCTCGATGCACAGTTTCACGATCTTCGTCTGCGCGCGGTAGCACGCCGCGATCATGTCGCGGCTCGCCTTGTTGCCCGCCTCCTGCAATGCAGAAATAGCCGCCGCCGCCGTCGCGCCGCTGGACGTGCCGCCGTTCGACACATCGCGGTTGGAGCTCGTCTCTTTCATCTCGTCGATCTTCATCTGCACGATGTTCGCGTAGATGGAATCGAGCGGGCGCGTCGTCACCTCGCGGAGCCTGCTCTCGTCGATCTGGCCGGACACGTGGATGATCGGCTTGCGCCAATCAAGGAACTCTTCTTCGTTGATGTTCAGGCTTTCGCTCGCGAAATACCGGCGCTTGCTGCCCATCATTGAAGTTTCGAGGATGTTGCCCCACAGTTTGTCGATGTAGAGCTGCGGGTCCTTTGCGATAGCCGTGTAGCCAAATCCCGCGGGCGTTCCCTTTTCGGGGAACAGCACGTCGAACACGAACGGATATTCTCCGTCTTCGTAGAAGCCGCCCTCCGCATATTCGGGGTCGTTTTCGCTGGCGTAGATGATGTGCTCCTCGTCGATAAACTTCGCGTAGTGCAGCACCGTTCGCCCGTCTGCGGTCCTCTTGCGGTAATACCAGTCGATCACGGCGACCTTGTTGCTCGTGTCCACCGTATCGTCGTACTCGTATTTCGCCGTTTCAATGCTGCTGCCGCTGAGTTTATCCGCAAACTGCGGGTATTCGTCCTCGATGATGTCGCGGTCGACGAGCGCCACTGTAAACACGTTGCGGCTCTTCTGGATGTCCTCAACACCCGGCTCCCAGAAGATGTTCAGCGGGTCAATGCCCTCGATAGCGATGTCGCCGAGCCCATTGTCTTTCTCCTTGTCCCAGAACACGCCGTAGATCGCCACACCGTGTTTGAGCTTTTCCCACCACTCGAAGCTGTATGTGCTGTCAAATTCGTTGTATTCCATGATGACCGGCAGCACGGACGAGAGCGTCTTCGCGCTTTCCTCGTCGCTCCGCTCGCGAGGCAGGCATACGGGCTCGGGGTAGTTGTCCATCGCGTCTGCGTGCTTATTCATGATCGAGTTAAACAGCCATGCACTCGCAGGCTCGGGCGATTCCCCCGCGTCTTTCGCCCCGCGTCGGATATCCTCCCAATGCCGAAGCTTCCACCAGCGCTCCTCGCTGATGATGCGATTCTCGAAGTTGCTCTTGCCCTGCTTGTACTTTTGCAGCGTTTCTACAGCGTCGCCGATCTCCTTGCTGCCGATGGCTGCGCCGCTGTTCATCGCCGCGTCGCTGTCGCGGAATGCGCCTACAAGCGGCGCTTCTGCCTTTGCATCCAACATCGCAGCAGCGCCAGCCGCGTCGGCCTGCTGCTGCGTCTGCGGGAATTTTCTCATTCCTGCCATGTCTTCCCCTCCTGTCAGTTGTGTTGAAACCACGCATATCTGTCGTAGCTCGGCGTATTGATGTCCAGCGGGTCATACAAGACCAGCTTCGGCGCTTTATTCTCCCGCGCCGCAATGGGATTCTCCATGCACACATAGCGTGTCATGTCGTAGATATGATCCTCCTGCTCGGTGTTCACGTCCTCGACGTCCTTTTCGTCGTAGACGAGGTTCGGGACCGTGCGGATGAAATTCTTACACGTATCGAAGATATACAGCATCGGCACACCGTTCTCGTCGAACGCGAATCGGTTGTGCAACTGCATCTTGCCGTCGATACGGGCGTTGTCGCCCTTCTCGAAGTAGACGCGCTCGCGCTCAAAGAGCGAACCGATGCTCTCCGTACCCTGCGTGCCCCAGATCGCGGGGTCGCCCACACGGAAGATGTGCCGCCCCTTGAGATTCGGGTCTTCGGCCTCGATACGCTTCATCTCGCGCGCTACCGCCGTCGGCTCCATCTTCACGCCCTCGTTCGGCGTGCCCGTGCAGCCGTAATACTCGCGGATATGATAGAGCCTGCGGTCGTGGTCGACTGCAAACCAGCCGATGGCAAACGGCCTTGAATAACCCCAGTCCATCGCGCACCAGACCGGCCACTCTTTCGGGATCTGAAACGGTGCAATGACGTGCGTATTGATGCGGTCGCGGTAGTGTTCGCTGTCGTTGCGCCACTCGGTAAACACCTGCCCGGAGAACGTGTCCCAATCGCCGTATAGCAGCGCATTCTTCTCCGCCTCCGGCATCGACGCAAGGCGCGTCAAATAGCTGTCATCGTTCTTGAGCAGTATCTTGTTGTCGAACACCGTGCTTGGCACAAAGATGCGGCTCTTCTGCCGATGCTCTTCGTGCCCATCCGGAAAGCGCACGACTGCATCCTCGCGGATGGTCCTCATCGGCGGCGCTGCCGTGATGAAACGTTCCTTGACCCATCCGTGCCCCACACCGCCTGGGTTTGCCGTGCTGCGGATGTATACACGCGTCCCCGGTCCGTTCGGTCGGTTGCGGGAAAAGAGGTAGCTGTATTCCTCCCACGTAAAGTGGGTCAGCTCGTCGAATGCGATAAAGTCATACGCCTGCCCCTGATACTTGATCTTGTCCTTTGCGTACTGCATCGAGCCGAAGATGATTTTCGCCCCGCTTGGGAATGTCCACGTGTGGCTGCTGCCGTTGTAGCGCGCGCCCGGATAGATACGCGGGTAGTAGTTCAGCGTCTTGTCAATGAGCTCGGCAAGCTGCGGGAAGGTCTTTCGCAAAATGATCGCCTTGTAATACGGGATATCTACTTGACGCAATGCCTCGATGACCAACGCATCGGATTTCCCCCCGCCTAACCGGCTGCGCCGCCGTATAGAGCCTCGTCCTCCCAGCGGCTCATAAAGAGTGCCTGCTTGGGCTGCGGCTTCCATACCACGCTACGCTTCGCCATTCGCATCACCTCCCGCGTCCTGCGGAACAGGCATTACCGCGGGCAGCTCTGCCACACCGCACACGCTCTCTCCGCCGTCGTCCTTCTTCTCGTCATTTACCCAGCGGAAGTTGTATCTCAGGCTGAATTCCGCGCCACGCTGCCCATCTCGGTCGAAGAGACGTTCCTCTGCGTAAGCCTCGATGCGGGCTTTCGCGCGCGTGACCGTGTCAACGAATCCTTTCTTTGCCTGATAGTTCAGCAGCGCTTGCCTGCTCGTAAATCCCAGCGCAAGCGCGAGCCCCGTCACCGTCGGTGGGCGCTGATGAATGATAAACGGCTGCCCGAATTTGTCGAGGATCGGCATCCCATCATCCCCGATAATCGGCTCGCCCTTGCAATCCTCGAAGTATTGGTCAATGACGGCCTGCATTTCTTCGACCGTCGCATATTTGGGATGACACCCCGCTTTTGCCATGCCGCCACCGCCTTTCTTTTTTATGCTGCAAGCCCCCCGCCCTCGGCCTTATTGCGCAGCATTCTTATCCCCGCTCGGGGAACCGAGCTTCCTATTTCCGACGGTAACACGCCATCTTTTATTTCTCACCACGGGCGCAGAAACTTTCTCTTTCCTTTCTGCGCTCTCCCCTGTATAGTTACATACACACAACATAGATACATCCTGCGTATAGCACCCTCTCCCGAAAGAAAAGAAATATAAAAGAAAAGAAAGAGGTTCTCCCTCACGGCAAAAAGAGAAGCAGGGCTTTCGCCCTGCCTCTTCTTATGCCATTTTGAGCTTTCTCTTCACCCACGCCCACAGGTTGCGCCACGGATGGGATTCTGCGTAATTGGCGCGCTGCTCGGCGTTGTAGCGCTTGTCACGCATTACATCAATGACCGTCCCCTTAAAAGCAAGATCGTCGTTCGCCCGCCCAAGCGCCGCCTCAGTATCGGCGAGCTTATTTCGCAGCACATCTGCGTCCGCTTTCAGGTTTGCGATCTCGTTCTCTCGGGTGATGGCCTCGCCGTTCATCTGGTCAAGCTTTTCCGTCAGCGTGCCGATTTCTCCGCGCAGTTTTTCATTTTCCTCGGCCAGTTTTACTCCGGCCTTAAAATGTGCCGCCGCCTCGGCTTCCGCCGCTTCCTGCCTTTCGGTGGCTTCCTCCACCATCTTCGCCATCTGGTCTTTGGTGTACTTCTTTACGTTGATGCTCATAGCTTGGCTCCTTCCATTTTCATCTGTTCTTCCCGTCCCCGGTCGCTCACGATGCTCACGACCTTGCAGTCACCATATCGCTCAATATCCATGGCGATGCGCTCCTTGATGCCCTGCGCGTCAGCGTCGGGGACGTTGGCTTTAATCGTGATCGTCAGCATATACGTTCCCTTTCACGTGCTCTTTCCACCACAGATATTCTTTGCGCTCTCGTCGATATTCAAAAATCAGGCTTTCCGCCTTGCAGATATCGCGGAATCTGTTGCTTGCTGCAATCCATGCAGTCTCAACCAGCCACCATAAAAAGCATAACGCTGCAAGAATCGCTGCAATGCCGCCAATCGCTATAAAGAACATTCCAACGCCTTCAACAAAAGATTCCATTCGTTACACCTCCTTCGGCTCGCCGTAGCTGCAAAAATCGGTGCTGCCCACATTGCGTCTATTACATGGCGCGCGCCTGTTGTGACACGTCAGCGTCCCCGGCTTACCGTATCGCTGGGTAAGCTCTGACGGCAATGTGCTGTGCGCGCAGTCCTTGCACCGCGTCACGACCACAGCATCGACGGTGGGAGCAGCGGCCACGATGGGCAAAGCAATTTCGTCCCTATCTGCGTTGTCGTACCACGGCTCGTCATCAAGCTTTTCCCATAGCACGTCGCCATCAATCAGCCGCATCGCTGTCACCTCCGTCCATTTTTGCAGAGTTCTCCACAAAGTTGCGGACTCTGGCCGCGCAGGAGAGGCACAGTTGTTTCTCCGCAGAAAATGGTGTCTTAAAATTCACAACGCCGTAGTGATTGAAATCCAGATTCACACCGTCAACCTCGTAGTCAATCTCGCGCCCGCACATATCACAGAACACTTTAACCATCAACTATTCCCTCCGTCCATCTTGGCCCCGCAGTAATAGCAAAAACGGCACTCATTCTCAAAGATTGCATCGTGTGCATCATCTGTCGGAATATCCACGCCGCAGTTTGAGCACTTTCCATCTACCCACCGCCCATGCACCACCGGCGCAACGTCAGCGGCGGGAATGCTGTAAAAGTCCTCCGCTAAATCGTTATAGGCGTCTGCGTAGATTCCGCTTTCCCCGCCAAGCTCTTCAAACGCTTTTTGACATTCTTCCGATTGCTCACGGATATAAGCGATTGCCGCCTTGCGGCTTATGTATTCATCCATTGTCAGCCCTCCTGTTCCATGCTTCGATTGCTAATAGATAATTCAAAAACCAATGTGTTCTCGGTTCGATTGGACAGCCTCTATTTGGGCAGCATGCCCGAAAGCAGTGACCGTCTCTCTGCATAACGCCCTTGCCGCCGCAGAAGGGGCAGGGTTTCAGGTCAGTCATCCTTCATCGCCTCCAATGCTCTTATATCCGTCTCTGTCAATGTGCGGTTGCTTGCAATATATGTTACAGCCTCACTTCTGTTTTGGCAGGCTACACACTCACACCTATTGCAACTACTTGACGTGTTTTCTCGAAAAGGGCATGAATAATTAAAGCAATCCACTATTTCGTCGCCTCCACATAGCACCAGCTCTGAGGCGGGCGCTTGATTGTCCGGCCATCACAGTCCATTTTGCTGTAGTTGTAATAAGGACAGGCACAGCAATCCGACTCGACTTTACATAGACCCTTGAACTCGCTCAGTTTCTTCGGCGTATCGTAGATTTTTAGGTCGGAGATGTGCCAGCCATAGCCGGTTCTCCCGTTGCCGATGTAGTCAGCAAGCTCCTCGTATGTAAGACAAGATCGCTCCATGTGCTCGAAAAACCAGTTCTGAATGCCACCATTGTCGAAAACATTGATGGGAAATATCCGGTCGCACACAAACTCGCCGATTACCTTACCATTTCCAAGTGGGCAGTTCAGTGATTTCATCGACCCCGTATCTAAGTAGTCCTGCATCAGACGTTCCGGTGAAATAGGAATGTTCAGGTCAGGTCTACCGCTGGTGCAGTAGATATAGCACTTAAACGGCGTTTCCAACTTCGGACGGGTCTTTCGCACCTCAACGGTTTTCTCACCGCTGATAATCTTCTCGCACCACTTCGGGCGGATGCTCAACATAACAACCTTACTCATTTCTTCATCGCCTCCAATGCTTTCTCCGCCTCCTCGCGGGTAAGGAAGAAGGTTTTTCCTATATCCTCTGGCCTGAAATATTCGCTGGTTCCGCCACAGTAAATTCTTGTGGAATTTGAAAATGAAACGATGCTAAATACTTGCTTCTCAATGATTCTTCCAAGCAAAGCAAAATACACCGTATCGCCCACCTTGCACGGCAGCACCACCAGACGCCCGTCCTTGTCGGCCTCGGCCAGCTCGCGCAGGCGGGTATAGCTGCAAAGGCTTTCCAAATCAGCAAGGCGCATGAGCTTCAACGCGATCTCGTCTGCCTTGTCCTTCGGTAGAACTTCCTCCGGCGCACACTCTCTGTCCTCGTAGGCGGCGAGGCGATCCTTGAGGCGATTGCGGCAGTACAGCGCGGTGCAGTCATCCATCGGCTTACCATGCTTACCTGTCCAATCCGCTTTACACTTCTCGCAATCCATCATTGCCTGTCCATCGTTGTCGCGCTTCGTCAGTCGTTCCATCACTCCACCTCCTGCATCTTACTAATCACTTTTCGGATCACATCGCCACCGTAAGCGTCTTTTGTCAACTCCAAAAACTCCGTCAGCGTCATCATGCCGTGCTCAAGGTCAACACCGTGATCGCGGGCAAACTGCTTTCGCCCCATGTCGCACGAGCCAGTCAGGCGGTGATGCCAGTCATAAAAATACTGTGTCGGATATGCTTTCTCGCGGTCTGTTTCGCGCAGAAACGTGTCAATGCGTTCATCTTCCGGCATATCCTCGAAAAGCTTGTCTCGCAGTGCCTCCATTGCTTCGCGCAGCGTTTCCCCGTGTGCAAAAACATTGTCTTGCTTGACGATGTAGCACGGCGTGAGCGTCAAATCACCGTTCAGGATTGCCCCGTGCGCGGTGTTGCCGCGCATGGAACGAATCAGCGTATTGACACCGTCGATTTTATAGACAGCTTCCCCATTGAAGTTTTTAATGCCGTAGCCGTCGCCGGAGCCGTAGCCGGAGCCGGAGCCGGAGCCGTCGCCGGAGCCGTCGCCGTCGCCGGAGCCGTAGCCGTAGCCGTCGCCGGAGCCGTAGCCGGAGCCGGAGGTTACTGACAGGAATGCCTTGACCTTATCATCAAGCGTCATCTCTTCCACTCCTTTACGCCGCGAAGCGATACCGATGCATCATCCGTGCACGGGATGATCTGGATTGCTCCCATCACGGTCATTTCTGTGACCGTCACGGTAAAACGGCAGTTGCCCGGTGCTTTTGTGCCGTCCTGCGCCAGCTGTTCCACAGCGAATGCACCTTCCCAGCTCCACAGTTTACGCACCTCGGTCATGGTGACCTCGGAGCCGTTGCGCTCCTTGATCTTGCCGAAAAACACGCCTGCGCGGTCGCAGCGAACGATGTAGTCCTGATTGTTGTTCATGATGAAATTCCTCCTGATTTTTGTTAAAATTTAAAGCTCTCTCTGAGCTTCTTCCCGTTGAAATCGGCCTCCGCCGTAAAGTAGCGGCGCGCCTCGTTGATGTAGACGACGCGCCCGTGCGCAGTCATCTCTTTCGTGGTAACGCTCATAATGCCGTTGCTGCCCTCAAATGCGGCAGGCTTCCAGCTAAATGGTTCTCCAATGTACATGGTCATTCCTCCCCAAATCTCAATTTTGTCACGGCGATGGGAAACTCCTCAATCTCGCTTGCCCAGCGTGCCGTGCCCTTGCCGTTGTGCCGCTCAAATACCAGTGGGAACCCGCCGATGCCGTCGAACAGGCTCCCCATCGTAACGGAACGCAAATACTGCGCGCTGATGCGCTTTGCGAGGAAGTCCCAGAACGGCAGGGCGATGGAGTTGCCCAACGCCTTATACCGAGGGCTGTCCGCATCCTTGTGACGCTTTCCCTTGCTGTCCGTCCACTCGCCCAAGTCAGTCCAGTGGTCAGGGAATCCCTGAAGCCGTTCGCACTCCAACGGGGTCAGACGGCGAACAACACGGTTCTGCACCGGGTATGTCTCCGAATCCTCTCGGAAATCGCAGTTTGCTTTTGCCTTTAGCGTGTGTGCAATATCCGGTACAGCCGCTCCGCATACCAGCATATCGTTATAGGCATCCTGCCCGTTATAGCTCCCTGCGTGTGCTCCGGGCGATAAAGTCCCGGTTGTTTTCTGGTACGTCAGCGGGATTTGGTTGCCGCCGGTTCCCATACGGGCTTGCAGACTCGGAACGACCTCGCCGCAGTCTCTGATAACATCGCAGGCGTGCAACATATCCAGCGCCACGACCGCAGGCTTGTTGCCGCCGCACTCCGCGTTCAGCGTTGGCGATTGCTCTTCAGCGTAGCCGATGCTTCGCGCTTGCTCGCTGTTGCCGAGCTTAAACCCGGCGCATACAACCGGCTGGTTGTTCCCGCTCATTCCTGCAGCGGCGGTCAAGGTTGGTGCTCTATCATCGCTTCGAACCTCGGCCCCGCCTTGCTGTGTTCCCATGCAGAAAATCGCCGGATTATTTACTCCCCCGCCAACACCGCCTTGCAGTGTGGGAGATTTCCCGTTTGTGTCAAAAATGCGCTTGCTTTGGCAATCCCAAGCCGTCATGCAGCCCCCGACTGCCGGATTAAAACCTCTTTCAGCAGCTTCGGCAAATCTTTCCCCCGCCGCTCCGCTCTCCGTAGAATGCCTTGACACGCTTTTGCGCTCAAAGAGTATTTCTCCTGCGGTGTCTCCTCCAAAATCTGCAACAATCGAGATACGACGGCGACGTTGGGGGACTCCCCAGTGTTGCGCGTCATGCACTCGCCAAGCCACGCTCCATCGTCCTCCCACTTCATCGTGGTAGCCCCCCCAGGTGTTCCAGCCTTTTTCAGGCACTTCAATATCGGGGGCTTCCGGCTCTGCGATGCGTATGATCTCTTCGAGGACTGCCGCGAAGTCTTGTCCTTTGTTGCTTGAGAATGCTCCGGGCACGTTTTCCCAGACCATAAACCGAGGTCTGACCATGTCACCTGTCCGTCCGTTCTCTCTGTCATGTTCTCTCATCTCCTTCACGATGCGGACCTGCTCCATGAACAATCCGCTCCTTGCGCCAGCCAATCCGGCGCGTTTGCCTGCAATGCTCAAATCCTGGCACGGTGAGCCACCCGTGATAACGTCAACAACTTCGATCTCCGCGCCGTTGATCTTCGTAATATCGCCGAGGTGTTTCATCTCCGACCCTCGCATTCTCCAAACATCTCCCGGAACGGCTTCCCCGTGATCTCTTCCAGCTTGAGCAGAAATTTCACGGTGCACTCACAGTCGCCAAACGTCCACCGAATGATGGTCGATTGTGCAACCCCGCACTCTTTCGCCAGCTGGATCTGCGACAAGTCCGTCTTTTCCAGCGCTTCTTTCAGTCCCGGATAGACGCAGCGCTCGAACGGTGTCTTTGCCCGATGCACTCTCAGCATGTTGGCACCTCCCCGAACGCCTCCTCAAATGTCAGCCCCGTCACTTGCAGCAGCGCTTTAATCACGCGAATGCTGAATTCGTTCTTTCCCGTTGTCCATCGCCACAGGCAGAGCGGGGAGACACCGATCTTTTCGCTCAACTCCGGCGGCGTGATACCGGAGTCCTGCAATGCCGCCTTGAGCTGCGGATATACGACCGTCTTAAACGGCACGTGATTCATGTTTTCTGTCAACATCTTTTCGCTCCCTCATTTCGTCATTTCAGATTATGCAGCCGCTTTTGCTTGATTCTGCGCGCCACACGGAAATCATCAATGGCGCGGTATTCTTCCTCTTTCGCCCTGCGGCTTGCGTCGCTTTTTTCTTTGTCCGCCGCGTAGTGCGGGCAGTGATCCTGACAGCCGGGATATCTCGTCGGCGGCTTGCAGCTGTGGCAGTGCTCAAAGCTCATCTCACACCTCGCGGATCGTGATGCCGAACTTGTCCTGCATCAGTTTCTTTTTCAGCAAATAGTCTTTTGTTTTCATGCCCTTTGCGTCCTCGACCTCGCGCAGCCAGTGCACCGTTCCGTTGCAGTCCGGGTCGGTCGCCCGCTCGTAAACAAAATCCGCGCGATAGACCATTGGCTTGATTCTTTCGCCCTCAATGGTCGTGTAGCCCTCAACGAGTGTGAAATTCGCTTGCAGCCGCAAATCGCGAATCTTTCCCATCGCGCGTAGCACTTTCAACTCGCCGAATCGCGCCGCCTCGCGCTCAGAATCAAACTTGATGCCGTCGCGCACAACCTTGCGGTTGCCGTACTTGCTTTTCTTCGGCTTCTGCGTGCCCGCCAGCTTGTCAAGCACCTGCTTCTGCGCCGCAGGCCCCAGCCTCGCAAGGTCAGCCGATGTCAGCGCCATCGTGTGCCTCCTCCTTGCTGTCCGCGGGATCATCCCGCAAACCGACCGCAATATGCATCACGTTCTTCTCATCGACGCGCCGATCAATCATGTATTCCCCAAGCAGCGGGTTCACCTTCGGCCTTTCGAGTTTGAGCGCCTTCATGCGTGGGATATCTTCTCCCGTGTCTGGGTCCTTCACTGCCTCACCGTAGGCAAGCGCGATCTGGATAATCCAAGCGTCAAACGCCATGCGCAGCTGGTCCAGCCCTTTCAAATCCTCGCGCAGCTTCGCATTCGCTTCCATCAGCTCGCCGACTTTTTTCTGATATCTGCCGAGCTCGTGCTCAAGCTGTTTTACCTTGTCTCTGTTTCTTTCGCTCATCGGTTCTCCGTCCTTTCGTAGTGCAGCGTCAGCGCCCGAGCGATCGGGCAGCGCCGCCATTCTTCGTTGGCGCAGTAGCGCCGCGTATATTCGTCCAGCTCTTCTTTCGGCAGCTTGACTTGCGCACCCTCGCAGTTGAGATAGTCGCGGTAGTCCCGCGAGTAAAACGGGCACTTGAAAATGCCCCCTCGATACCCGCTCATAGGCGTTCAGCCCCCTTTCAGGAAGTCTTTCATCCAGCCATTGTTTCCGCTCGGCTGAACATTTTTCCCTTGCTGGGCAGGCGCAACAGGTCCGCGCCCCTTGTCCTGCTCTCTGGCAAGCCAAGAAGTGATAAAGCGTTTTATCCCGTTGCGCGTCTTTCTCTTCGATGGGTTCGCATCGCACCATCCCGCCATGTTTCTGAGCTGTTGCAGAACATCAACGTTCGGATAGAGCTGCGACCATTTGGCCCTGTCGTTCTCCGACACGTCGAAAAAGGTTCCGTCATTTAGCGGTAAAGAAATCACCGGCGGCGCGCCAGCCGCTTGCGGCTCAGCGCAATAATCTTTCGGATTGGATTCAGATTCTGGATTCGGATTGGATTCGGATTCAGGCGGTGATCCACCGTGATCAACCGTGGCCCACCGTGACATATCATCATCCGACGGAGCGGGGTATTTCGACTTCTTCGTCTGTATCCTCTGGTGCTGGCTCCAGTTTGGAAAGCAAAAATAGGGTTCCCCTGCAACCTCATAGAGAAGAATGCTACCAGTGCGTTCCAACGCGGCGAGCGCCCTTTGGATGTCCTGCTCCCTTACTTCCTTTCGACGGGGAAACACGAACCCTTTCAAAAGTTCTGGGTCTGCGCTGCCCCGCCCGTAGTCATCGACGTATGTAATCAAGTACGTCCACGCGCGAAATTCAAAATCCGAAAGACTGTTGATTCTTTTGCTGGTGCGGATGGTCTCTTTAATCAGTCTGTTCGGCATCGTCTCACCGCCTTAAAACGGCAGCTCGCCGTCGTCCTCGCTGACCTCTGCAAAGCCGCCTGCGGTGCTCTCTGTGGCGTATTGCGGTGCGGCGGTATCGTTACCCTCCGGGCGCCTGTTGTCTGCGAAATACACGCTGTCAGCCTGCACCTCGTAGCTCCTGCGCTTGTTGCCGTTCTTGTCCGTCCAGTCGCGCATCTGCAAGCGCCCCTCAACGCCGATCATGCGACCTTTATCAGCGTAGTTGCAGAGCACCTCCGCCGTGCCGCGCCATGCGACAACGTCGATCCAGTCTGTGCCGCCCTCTTTGCCGTTGCGATCAACGGCAAGAGGGAACGACACAACGGATACGCCGCTGTTCGTCTTTTTCAGCTCCAAGTCACGCCCGATGCGTCCCATCAGGCACACGCGATTCATACTCACTGTGCGTCACCGTCGCTTTCGATGACCTCGCCGGTCGTCTCATCCACGGTGAAGTTCTCCGCCTCGATGACCGTGTCATCGCTCACGGAATACATGTCCTCGCTGATCTTCGTTTTGATGGTCTCGTCCTGCGCCACCGCGCGAACAAAGTCACTCTTGAGCGGCGCATACTTGAGCACGCGCTTGAGCACAGTCTTCTTCGCCATCTCCTCGAAGTTCGTCTGCCACGGTCCGTTGCTGTAGGCCTTGGAAAAGCGCTTTGCGTGATTGCGAACGTCCTCGACGCTCATCACGTCGTAGCCGAATCCTCCGTCTTTCGTGCGAAACATCGCGTAGATGAATTTCGGCTCGCCTCGCTCGCCGCAGGCGGGCTTGTGGGTGAGCTTCGGCTCAAGGCCGAAGGAATATTCAAACTCGTCGTTCTCGTAAACGACCTGCGCCTGAATGATGCTGACCTCACCGCTGCGGTACGCAAGGTCAATGAGCCCCTTGTATCCCAGTTGGAATTGGCATTCCAGCTGACCGTGGTTGCGGTACGGAATCAGGTACGCCTGCCCGAGTGGCGTGTTCGGCTCCATGCCGAGCTGTGCTGCCGTCATCATCGCGCCGAGGAAACTCTGCGGCGTCGTCTGCGCGAGCTGCTTGTTTGCGCTCAGAGCAGAAAGCGTGATGCGCGTGAAGCGCTCCGGCGTGATGACGCTCGGCAGCGCCTTGGCGATCTCACCCTCCATCTGCTTGATGTACTGCTGCATCGTGGGATTGCCTTTCTTTACGGCCTGCGCGCCCTGCGCGTTCTGAATCAATCCTTCCTTCATCTTTCCTTTTCCTCCTTCACCGCAAATTTGCGGAAATTTGTCGTTTTGTAGTAGCCGCTCAGATCCATTTCGGGGTGATCCTTTGCAAATGCCCTTGCGTCGAACGTCTGGCGGCTCTGTGCTTTCCAGTCGACCGTGAAGCGCCCGCAGTAGCCGCGCTCATTGTCGCCGAGGTCAGACATGAGCTGCTGCTTGATGCTGTCCGCGCTCTTCTCGATGGCCTGCTTGTGGCTCATCAGGTATTGATACTGCTCGACAAGCCTCTCGCGCCCGAACAGCTCGACATCCCCACCGCCGCCTTCGTAAAGGCGCGTGATGGTCTCCGTCGTGCTGTCCGTGCCGTCCAGCGGGGGAGGGCTGTCTGTCTCTACGTAATCGTGCCAGAAGTCCGCTGCACAGCGTTTCAGCGCTGCAATCTCGTCGGGACTGACATACACGCTGCTCTCGCACCATCCGGGAACATAGTCATCGGGGACGGTCGTGATCTGGTAGCAGTAAAAGCCCTTGCCCAGCACCAGCGCCGCCAAGAACCAGCGTTCCCAGCCCGTCACGGCGAGATATGTCACACACTGCGCGTAATAGCTCTCGGGGAATTCGCCAACTGCATAGCGCTTCATGTTCAGCGCATTCGCGGTCTTGCATTCAAGGCCAGCGTGCCAACCAGCCGGTAACACCATACGGTCAATGTTCGCATGTAGGCACGGAGCCTCATCGTTACGCAGGATGTAGTTCACCTTGCGGACACGCAACCCTGTTTTTATCTCGAATCGAGTTGCGACGTAGCCCTCAAGGTCTCTCCCGATTCGCATCGCCTCATTCTCAGGCTCTTCGCCGATCCTGCCGGTCTTCTCCGCCCATACCGTATAGGGCGAGCGGTATTTGTTCAGCCCCAGCACCGCGCCCATGTCGCTGCCGCCGAGGCTCTTCTTGCGCTCTTTAAGCCACTCCTCGCGGCTCATTCCGCGCGTCGATATCTTCTGCATCTTCATCTTTTGTTACCTCGATGTCTTCCGCCCAGCAGAAGGGGCAGCATAGTATCGTTTGCGTCTCCACGCCGCGCTCACCGTCAAGGTTCTCGCGCCTGCGCAAGACGTCTGGCTCGTCAAAGGTCAGCCCGCACCATTCGCAGCGGTACATCACATCATCGCCGAGACCGCGATGAGCACCGCCGCCAGCAGCAGGCAGATACCGGCAAAAAGCATCGCCTCATCCGCCTTGCGCTGCTCTCTCGTGCGCTTGTCGTGCCGTCTCATCGCCTGCACCCCCTGTCGAGATACGGCAGAAGGTCATACAGCACCTTGCACACCGCGCACGCGCCGATGACGGCAAGGCTCGTCGTAAAGTCGCAGCCGTTGAGCGCGATCACCGCAGCGGCGATACCGCCGAAAAACAACGTGTCGATCATGCCTCCACCTCGCGTTCCGTGATCCACTCGTTCACCAGTCGAGTGTAGATTTGGAAGATTCTGCGCTTGCCGCCGCGGATGCACACGCCGAAGGGGTAAACCCGCTGCTCAAGGCCGGCTGCCAGCGATTCATTCGAAATGCTCAGTCCGTGTTCCCTCAGATATGCCGCGCACTCGTTCAAGTCCATCGTCTGGATCGTCTTCATCTTTCTTCCTCCTTACTCCTTCGGGATCAGCCGCGTCACCGGCACATTCAGGTGCTTCGCAATGCGCATCACCGTGTAAAGGCTCGGGAGTCGCCCTTCTTTCCACGCCGTCACATTGCTTTTGCTCATTCCGAGCGCCACGCATACGGCGCTCGGCGTCGTGTGCTTCTTCTTGCACACTTCTTTCAGCAGTTCGTAAAACAAGTCGTTCCCTCCATTCAAATAGTTTGAATTAGAGAACCTTTTGTGATAGAATAAAGCTGCACGTGCGGAAAGGGGTGATGCCCATGCAGGCCACTTCGGCTATCGCAGGCTTCATGCCTAATTTCCTGTGTTCCCGGTAACTGAACGGACAGCGGTGCGGTCAGCGCACCCGTTTCTCATACGAAGCCGTTCAACCGCGCCGAGGGGTGCTCGCCTGCACCCGCAACGCGGCGGAAACAAAGTGTGACGAGATACGGCGGGAAGGCGACCCGCCGCATTCTCAACCGCGCGTTTGCCTCACCCTATCACAAAAGGCTCTTGACAGTTCGCGGGAAAGTACTTATAATGTGAGTACCACCAAACAGAATAAGATACTTTTCTGCGCACCTCATGTTTCATAGTATAGTCCGGTTTGGCGTACTTTGCAAGTGCTTTTGACGCAAAAAAGTACTTTTGTCGTTGTGCCCAAAAAGGAGAGACTTTTATGAGTACTTTATACGAAAATATCCGTAACCTGTGCTCAGAGGGAAACATCAAACCGGGTAGAATGTGCGTCGACCTCGGCTTGAGCAAAAGCCTAATGACAGACTTAAAGGCCGGTCGAAAGAAAACTATTCGTGCCGACACCGCCCAAAAGATCGCGGACTACTTCGGCGTGACTGTCGACCGTGTGCTCGGCGCAGAAAAAGAGGCCGCCGCCCCGAAGGACGTCGGCCTAAACTATACTGATTCTGAATTGTTGCAGGCATACCACGTTGCGGACGCCCGTACAAAAGAGGCGATCCGCACGCTGCTTGGGATCAAGGGGGAGTAAGTATGTCTGAATTTGACGTTCTAAAAGCCCTCTCCGATAGTGGCGGCGAAATGGAATGGTCGGCGCTGATGAATACTGACAAATCCGTGCAGGAGACGTCCGGTTCATTGCAACTGCTACTGCACAGCGGGTATATCTCAGGGTCGCTTGCCCCGTATTCGTCAGTTAAAATCACCCCCATCGGGCGGGCTTATTACTCAAAGTTAAGCGAAGAACATGATGAGAAGCGCCGCGAACAAAACTACATCCGTGAAGAAAATGCAAAAATGGAACACCATGCTATTGTCAACAAATGGGTATCCTTTGCATCGATGCTCTTCGCTGGCGGTTCTCTTCTGTTGGGGATATTGACAGCACTCAAGCTCATTTAACCTGTCTCTCATTTTACGCAGTTTGATTTGCCCGAGAACGGCCCACACGCTAAAGAACATGGATAACGCTGTGCAAATGCAAAATAAAATCTTCATCTTTTTGCTCCTTTCAGCAGTTCAATGACTGCTCTCCGCTTTTCTGCATCTTGAATGGCCTCAAGGAATGCGCGGTCTTCTGCAGTGATATTATCGGCGTTGGCTTTTGCGTCTTGGTATAAACGTTGCATCTATATATCCTCCGTATGTAAATAGTTTCACTTATCATATACCGCGCCGTGGCTCATTTCACCACGGCGGAATGGTTTTAGGAGGTCTTGTGCGTGGGATTGTATACTGACCCGAATTATTTTGAAAAGCAAGCAAATTACCAGCGACGGAAAATAAAGAAGGTCGTCAAGGCGGTATCGGTCAAGCGGGAGCCCCATGACAATGAAGATCAAGCAAAATTTCAGGAACCGGTTGAACAACAGCCTATTGAATCTCTTCCAGCGTCTCCCGACTTAACTCAAATGACGCAGGAAGAATACGACGCATTCATGATGGGTATGACCGTCGAACAATACCGCATCTATCAGCAAATGGTTTTAGAAAACGAAGCCAAGCGAAACAGGCGGAAGCAACTGAATAGAAAGAGGCCCTCTCCGGAAGTCAACCTTCTGCTGGCAGCATTGAAACCATTGTGCTTCGCGCTCGTCATCTGCGGGGTCATCTGGCTTTCAATCGAAAGTTCCGGGCCATTGAACGAGTCCGACATGAATGATTCTCCGCCAGTAAAGACTCCAACTGAAACGGTTAGTAGTGGAGGCGGCAGGCTCGTCCCACTGCAACCTGTGAGCTTTCGCAATGGGCAGATTGTCACATACCCGTCCGGCGATCAGGTCGCACCTTTGACAGTGCAAACCGCTGGAGATTCCAATTTCTATATCGCGTTAAAACCAATCGACGGAGAGGCAATATCCAACGGGGCAATGTCTTTCCTCGTGTCGGCAAAAAGTGCCGAAGTAGATGTTCCTCTCGGGACATACGAAATCTATTATGCGTATGGTTCGGACTGGTACGGGAAAGAATATAAGTTTGGTGAAAACACCGAGTACTTCAAATGCAACGAAATGTTTGAATTTACCGCAGATGGCGAGATGGTTTACGGGTGGACGCTTACTCTCTATAAAGTATCCAACGGGAATATGAGCACTGATATAGTGCCAAAAGATTCCTTCCCGGATATTTAAGTAAAAGCCCTCGCCGTCTCTGCAACACCGGCGAGGGCTTTTCAGCAGCAGCGGGGAGCGGTCGCCGCTGCTTGTTTTGACCATATCGCGCTTTACCTTACCACTTCAATACCAAGACCTTGCAACACGACGGCATTCGACCGCGTTCGACAGGCCTACTTTTGGCACCCCAAAAGTACGAAAACCGGAAAAGTTAAGGTGATGTAAATGAACATTCAAGAGCTGTGTAGAATCCGTAAAGAAGAACTGAAACTGACCTACCACGACATTTCCGACGCTTCCGGTGTGCCGCTGTCCACCGTGCAGAACTTCTTTTCCAAGCTGTCGAAAGCCCCGTCCATTTACACCGTCGCGCCGATCTGCAAGGTACTCGGCATATCCCTTGATGAAGTGTTCGAAATTACCGAGCACTTGACACCCACCGAGGAAACTTTGCAAGCGCGCAACGACGAACTGGAACGCCACGTTGACGCAAAAGCAGATACGATCGAGATCATGCGGCGCGGTGTCCGTATCCGAAACGGCGTGATTTTATTTTTGTTCATCGCGGTGGTGTTACTGGCTGCATGGGGCTTGTATATCGATATGCACTGCGCCGACTATGGATTTTGGAGGGGCTAACATGGCGAATTGCATCAAATGTAAAGCAGCGCTGCCGGAAGGCGCGCTGTTTTGTCCTATGTGCGGCAAAAAGCAAGTGCCGGAAAAGCGCAAGGCGCTCAAACGCGCCAATGGAACCGGCACGGTATATAAGCTCTCAGGGCGCAGGTCGCGTCCGTGGGTCGCCGCAAAGAATCGGGTCATCATCGGATACTACCCGAAGAAAACCGACGCGCTGGAAGCGCTGGAACGGCTCTCCGGCAAACCGCTGGACGAGCGATACAATATGACCTTTTCCGAGGTGTTCGATGCGTGGAAAGCGGAGCACTACCGCGAGATCGGCTCAAGCGGGGTGGAATCTTATGACCGCGCATTTGATGTCTTTGCCCCGCTGCACAACAAGAAATTCCGTGATCTGCGCGCAGCGGATTTCCAGGCGGTCATTGACCAGCATATGAGCAAGTCCCACTCCACCGTTTCGAAATACAAGCAGCTCGCGACACAAATGTCAAACTGGGCCATGAGGGAAGAGATTTGCGTGACAAATTTTGCGCATTACATCAAACTTCCCGAAAACGTGAAAAAGGAAAAGGAGATTTTCACTGAGGACGATATTGAAAAGCTGGAATCCAACGGCAGCGACGCAGCGAAGATCGTGCTCATGCTTCTATCGACCGGCATGCGCATTGGCGAGTTATTTTCCCTGCCCGTTGCGTCTTATCACGAGACCTACGTGATTGGCGGTGAGAAAACGGAAGCGGGGCGCAACCGCGTAATCCCGATTCGGAACGAGGGCAAGCCTTACTTTGCGTATTTTGCATCCAAAGCGGCTGGGCCACTGTTGCTCTCCGGCTATGAGGGCCAGCATTCCCCCGAAAATTACCGAAAGCGCGATTATTACCCCTTGCTGTCCCGCCTCGGGATAGAAAAAAAGACCCCTCATGCCACGCGCCACACTTACGCCACGCGCGCGGTAAAGGAAGGTCTTCCGCCAGAAATCCTTCAAAAAGTTCTCGGCCATGCAGATTATTCTACTACTGCAAACATTTACACCCATATTGACCCCGATACGATCGTAGCGGCTGTTACAGGCGCGTTGCTAACAAAACCGGAATCGGGCAAAAAGAAAAAGCCTTGAAACCGTTGAGTTTCAAGGCTTTTTTGGTGGAGACTGCTGGACTCGAACCAGTGACCTCCTGCGTGTGAA